GATTGCTTTTCAGGCGGGATTTCCCGGTTGTTAGCGTCGGTGGTCTGCTTGGTCCACGGATCGCCTGAGATAAGGCGTCCGACCGGTGAGTTACCGTATTCTGTGTGTCGTGACATTATGTGTCTCCATTGGTGCGGTTAAGTTGCCGGGCCAGGGTGTCCGGGTCCAGCGGTTCGAGTTTGAAACCCGTGGTGGGTTGTTCGGTAATAACGGCTAATTGCGCCTTGGTCAAGCCTGCCGCGCGCAACTCGCCGATATTCATTGGCACGGTCTTGGTTGCATCTTTACCGGTCAGCGCCTTGATAACGTGCGGGGGCTTGCAGACGCGGCTGGTGCCGTATCGGGTTGTGATGCCCCACCCCGGCAAACGTTCGCCGCGCTTGGCCCGCGCCTCGGCCTCCACCTCAGTCGCCTTTGCCGCTGCCTTGATGATTTCCAGCGCGTTGCGGTAAAAATGCAGGGCCTGCGCCATCTCTGTCGGGGTCCGGTCGCGGTGGCCGGTCATTTCGGCAATGGCCAGGGCCGCGACGGTCGTCTGTTGCAGCGCCACGCAACCGACCGCGCCGTCACAATACAGACAATGGTCGCCGGGCGTGGCAACCGGGTCGGGCTTGTAACATTCTTCAGCGCGCTGGATGATCCATTCGGCCTTGGCGCGGATTTCACCGGGCGTCCAGTCGATCCAACGGCGCGGGCCGTCTTGGTGAAAGCCGCGCGGCTGGTAAATCTCGGTGCGGATCGTGTGAATTGTCTCGGGCGCTGCAATCAAGATCGCAGCCGCATAGATGATCAGTTGCGGGCTGTCCGGTGACACGAGGCGGAAGCCGTATTTCAGATCGCGCAAGGTCAGCACGCCGTTTGCCAGCGATGCAAAATCAAGCGTTCCGGCGATGCGGTTCGACAGCGTGACATATTCCTCAACCCACATTTTGCCACCATCCGCGCGGCAGATGTCAGCATACTCCTGCATGTGGCCGATCATGTCGGCGTCAACTTCCCATCCGTTCGGGTGGGTCATGCCGACATCTACGGGCTGGTCGGTCAGCATCAATTCAGCCACCCAGGCCGCGCAGGTGCCTTCCCGCGCGGCGTCACCGGACGGTTGCGGCCCGGCGCGGCTGGCAAACAATGGCGCGGCGGAGCATTTCGTCCAGCGGTGGGCGGCGCTGGGGCGGGTTTCAATCGTCATTTCGTTTTCCACATGCGCACTCCGTCAATTCCGTTTTCAGTGACATACGCGATGACATAATCCTCACCATGCGCTTTGCGTCGATTGGCTCTTGCGCCCACCATTCTCGTGCGACAAGCCCTCTGGTCTTCATGGTCAAAAGGTGCTTGAAAGAAGCTGTCACCTATATCCATTTCAAACCACGGGTATTTAGTGTTGCCCCACACTTCAGTCTCGGCAGGGACAGGAATGTTTTTATCTATCTGGATGGTCATAGTCATATCTCCCAATTGTGTGTAAAAGGCGGGCCGCAACAGCCCGCCCGGTGCGTCTCAGTCGGCGCTCATGGCGTGCCGGACACATCCGTCATGGTCATCGCCGTTGTCCACCGCGTCCATATAAGCTGAGAGCCGGGCGATGCTGGTCTGGTTCGTTTCCAGATCGTCATAGCCAATAGACAGGGCCGCATAGATCGCCTCATATTCGGCGGGCAGGCCGTCCGGGTCAGCCATTTTTGCCATGAACCGTTCCGCCATTGTCTTGTAGTCAATCGGGGCGGGCGGTGTTGCCGGGGCTGCGCTGGCCGGTTGCGGCATGGGCATTGTGGTCGGTGCGGACTCTGCCGGGCATTGGGTGGCGGCTGCAATGGCCGCCTCATACGCTTCTTTCTGACCGCGCTTGGCACGCCACGATCCGTCAGCGTTAAAGCTGGGCGGTGTGCTGTGGATGGTGTCGTCATGGGTCATGCCATGGCAGTCTGTGTCGCCTGTGGGGTGTTCCGGTGTAACTTCACCTTGGATATACTGAGGCTTGCCCTCAGCAAGCGGCGCCATCTGAGACGGCTCAAATGTTGGGGTGGGGCCGTCGTTTACCGTCAAGCCATCAGCGCGGGGCGTCTCGGGCTGTGCCGGTGCCGCGTCGGGCTGTGCCGGTGCCGCGTCGGGCTGTGCCGGTGCCGTCTCGGGCACGTCTGGGGAATCAGCGTTACCCGTCAAAAAATTAACAAGCTGGGCCATGCTTTGCATGTCGGCAGCGTTGTGGGGGTCAAAGGTGATCTGCATGGTCGTTCTCCGGTTTGGGTTGTTATTTTTTAAGAATTTGAGCGATGATCGGCAGATCCGCTTCGCGGACGTGCCACTTTTTTCCGACACGTTCGGCAGGCACTTCGCCAGCCACAACGGCCCTCCAAAGGCGTTGGTATGTCGTGGCGAGTCCGTGTGCCGCCAGTGCCCGTGGGGCGTCTGTAAGGGTAATATTGTATGTCATTAACCTATCTCCTGTGGTTTGTTTTATTTGTTTAACCGATGCGGGCGGGGTTGTAAATACCTATTATTACCTTGACGGGCCTGGGCGGGGCGGATAGTAATAGCGCATGACACTCACACTCCGCCCATACCAGACACAACTGATCGACGACATCCGCGCCAAGTGGGACAGCGGGGCGCAAAACGTGCTTGCCGTCATGCCGACAGGTGCGGGAAAAACCGTTGCTTTCAGTAAATTAAACGCCGATGGGGAACGGTCTTGCACCATTGTCCACCGGCAAGAACTGGTCGGACAGATCAGCAAAACATATGCGATGACAGGCATTTATCACAATATCATCGCGCCTCAGTCGGTCATAAATTTCTGCATTCGGTTGCACATCGCGGCCACGGGGCGCAATTTTTATGACCCGCGCGCCACGGTCAGCGTGGCCGGTGTCGATACGCTGATCCGCCGCTTCAAGCCTGGCGACTCATGGTCGAACTCGATCCGACGCTGGACGCTAGACGAGGCACATCACGGGCGGCAGGATAACAAGTGGGGGAAAGCCGCTGCGCTATTTCCCCACGCTAAGGGCCTTGGTGTTACGGCGACCGCGTGTCGCGGCGATAACAAATCACTGCACGCTGATCAGGGCGGGTTGTTTCACGATCTGGTCCAAGGTCCGGGCATGCGCGAACTGATCGACGCGGGCAGTCTGTGCGACTATCGCGTGTTTGCCCCTGAGTCTGGAATCAACGAGGCGCTTTTGCAGATCGGCAGGACCGGTGACTTCACCGCAAATTCCGCCAAGGCCGCACAGAAGGCGGAACTGATCGGGGATGTGGTGGAAAGCTATCTGACACATATTCCGGGCAAGCAAGCGATCGTGTTTGCGTCAGGGGTGCAGGACGCCAAGGATATAGCGGAACGGTTCAGGGCGCGCGGCGTGCCTGCCATGGCGCTGGATGGCACAAATAACGACGGGCACAGGATGGAGCAAGTCGCGCGGTTCGAGACAGGCGAAACCAAGATCCTGACAAACGTCGATCTGTTCGGCGAGGGCTTTGACGTGCCAGCATGTGAGGCGGTCATCATGGCCCGCCCAACTGCCAGTTTCGGCCTGTTCGTGCAACAGTTTGGCAGAGCGTTGCGACCGTTCGCGGGCAAGACCCACGGTATCATCATCGACCATGTGGGCAACGTGGTGCGCATGGCCGCCAAGCACGGCCTGCCCGATACGCCGCGCACCTGGGCGCTCTGGCAAGACGAGACGCGCAAGGCTAATGGCAACCCCGACGCGGTGCCGGTCAGGGTCTGCCCGGAATGCCTGCTGACGTATGAAGCTGTCGTGTTTGCCTGCCCGTATTGCGGCGCCGCGCATGTCCCTGCCGGGCGGTCATCGCCGGATCAGGTGGACGGCGTGCTGTCCGAGATGTCGCTGGAATTGCTGGCAACGTTGCGCGCCGGAGCGGCCAAGATCCAAGCCGCCGAGCCTGCCATACCTTGCGGAGCGTCCGAGATTGTGGCGGCGGGGATCCGGGCGCGGCACAGGCGGAACCAAGCGGCCCAAGCGTCCCTGTCCGATGCAATGCAGCGGTGGGGCGGGATGCGGCTGGCGGCGGGTGATGATGACACGGCCATGCAGGCTCGTTTCCTGTATCGGTTTGGGACGGATGTTATGAGCGCACAGGGGCTGTCCGAGCGGGCTGCACTGGAATTGAGGGATGAAATAAATGTTGCACTTGGGTGATTGTCTGGACGTGATGCAGGATATACCGGACGGGTCGGTTGATATGGTCATGACAGACCCGCCGTATGGAACGACCGCTTGCAAATGGGATAGCGTTATTCCGTTCGAGCCTATGTGGGCGCAACTCAAGCGGATCGTGAAGCCGAACGGGGCGATTGTGCTAATGGCGTCTCAGCCGTTTACGTCGGCGCTGGTGATGTCGAATGTTAAGATGTTTAAGTATTGTTGGGTTTGGCATAAACAAAAGCCAACAAACTTTTACCAAGTAAAATGGCAACCATTAAAGGAACATGAGGATATTGCGATATTCTGCAAAACTGTTCCAAATTATTACCCGCAAGGGACTGAATCTATAAGCGTTAAAAGTGGTCGAAAAAACAAAAGTGGTAATCTTTATTCAAAATATAATGGCGGTGATTATGTTCAAAAAGTTGGCAACTACCCTAGAAGCATAAAGTTTTTCCCAACAGAAGGCGATAAAGGGCGACTGCACCCCACCCAAAAGCCCGTCGCCCTGATGGAGTACCTGATCCGCACCTACACCAACGTGGGCGAAACCGTTCTGGACTTCACGATGGGCAGCGGCACAACCGGAGTGGCGGCGGCAAACACCATGCGCAAGTTTATCGGAATTGAGCGTGACCCTGATTACTTCCAGATAGCACAATCCCGTATCCAGAAGGCACAGGCCGACGCGATAACCAACAAAATGAGAGAGGCGACACGCCAATGAACCGCACAGACATCCTGGACGCAGCGCGACAGGCCGTCACGGTCGATAGGGCCGCCACGCATGGCCAGCTTGAGGACTCTTTCGGGCTGGTGGCGGCATACTGGTCGGCGCACCTCGGAACGCCTGTCAGCCGGTCTGACGTGGCCGTGATGATGATCCAACTCAAGCTGGCCCGGATCAAGACCAGCCCGGAACACGCGGACCATTGGATAGACGTGGCGGGCTATGCGGCATGCGGTGGTGAGGTGGCCGTCAAATGATGCCCCGGCCCAGCATTTATTACAACGACAATGACCCGCAGGTCTGCGCGTGGATCCGGCAATTGATGTTTGACGGGCTGATCCCTTACGGGGTGGTCGATTCCCGATCAATCCTTGATGTGCAGCCCGCCGATCTGGAAGGCTTCACGCAATGCCATTTCTTTTGCGGGATTGCAGGGTGGCCCTATGCGCTCAAGCTGGCGGGATGGCCTGCCACGCGCCCGGTCTGGACCGGATCGCCCCCTTGTCAGCCGTTCAGTGCGGCCGGAAAATTGGAAGGAAAAGACGATGCACGACACCTTGCCCCCCATTTTATCAGTCTGGTCGGGGCTTGCCGCCCCCCTGTGCTGTTTGGTGAACAAGTCGCAAGCGCGGCGGTGTTCGGAAAGTCTGCAAAGCGCGCTGGAGGCGAACCTGAGTGGGCCTGGGTCGATGATCTATCAGACCGTCTGGAAGCCGCACGTTACGCCGTTGGGGCGTCAGATATACCGGCTGCGGGCGTTGGGGCGCCGCACATCCGACAGCGAACCTTCTTTGGTGCATTCCGGCTGGCCGAGCCCCACGGTGGGCAACGCGGCGGGATCGCAGATGGCCAAGGACGCGTCAACGACCGGGCGGAGGCCGGACGGCAGCAAGGCAACGGTCAGCCTGAACGCGGTGGCACAGGCGAGCGGCTGGAACACCCCGCGGGCAACGGACGGCAGCAACGGGGGGCCGAACCAAGCGGGCGGGGCCTTGACGCCGGATGCAGCCCTGAGCGGCTGGCCAGTGCCGAGCCAGGCGGCACGGATCACGGCGGATGGGACGATGTTGACTGGCTGTTCTGCCGGGATGGAAAGTGGCGGCCAGTTAAATCCAGCGTTCAGCGGCTGGCTGATGGGCTTCCCGGAAGCGTGGTGCCATGCAGCGATTTCGTGCCAGCTTCCACCCCGCTTGCGCAAAGCACCAAAGAAGCCCGCCGCGTGATGCGGCTGCGCGGGTATGGCAACGCAATCGTGCCGCAAGCCGCCGCGCTGTTTATCATGGCGTTTGACGCGGTATTGACACCGCAGGCAATAACTGGCAATAGTAACCTGAAGGAGTCCGACAGATGACAAAACGAGTGAGAATGTCGCCGGAAGGTCGGCGCGAGGTGATCATAAAAGCGGCCATTGCCCTGACGCGTGAGGCCGATGGGTGTCTGGACTCATGGTCGCGCCAGGACGTGGCCAGCAAATGCGTGCCACCGACCAGCCTGGAAACGGTGAAGCATTATTTCAGCCAGCCCGATCTGCGCGATGCCGTGAGGGTGCTGCTGGATAAGTAAAGCCCCGTCCGGTTTAAGGGACGGGGCTTGCCTTGCGCCTCGTATGGCGGTAGGGTGCATCTGTCACAACGCTGAGCCTTAGGTAACATGACGCGCGATGCAGCGCAAGGCTTGGCCCACATAAGGGCTTTTTCCATGAATAATATCAAAGCTATTGAGACGCGCTACGCCGGCTGCAAATTTAGGAGCCGTTTAGAAGCGCGATGGGCCGTGTTCTTTGATGCGCTTGGCCTGACTTGGGACTATGAGCCTGAGGGTTTTGAAACCGATGCCGGGTGGTATCTGCCGGACTTTCTAATCACATGCAAAAACATAACAGACAGCCCTTCGATTTGGATAGAGGTAAAGCCCCAAACGCTAAATGATAATGAACGCGAAAAAGCTTTTGGAGTGTCGTCACACACCAACAAGGTGCTGATAGCACTAAACCAGATACCAGACCCATACAGCCTAGGCC